AAGCGGTTCGGATCCGTCGGGCTCGGCGTGCCGGTCGCGGGCGGGATGTCGATCTCGGAGATGCAAGGCGTCGAAGACGACACCGATCGCGTCCCGTCGGCCTTCCGGGTCGACCAATTCTCGAACCCTCCGCGCTTCGACCCCATGCTTGACGAGGACTGATCGCAATGCCGACCGGAGCGGAGATGCAACGGGATGTCGTCGCGCTCCTCCGGGAGCACGGCTACAATCTGACTTTCCGGCGTCCGGGAAACGGCGGATCCTACAACCCAGCGACCGGCGCGGTCTCGGGCGGATCGAACGCCGACGAGACGGCGCGCGTCGTCTTTCTCAATTACACCTCGCGCGACATCGACGGGACGCTCGTCCAACGCGGAGACCGCAAGGCGGTGATCGCAGCGACCTATAACGGCACCGCGCTCTCGAAGACGCCGCAGATCGACGACGAGCTGCGCGGCGAGGGCGACGCGGTGCGGGTCGTCTCGGTCCAGACGATCAAGAGCGGCGCGACGATCCTCGCCTATATCTGCCAAGCGAGGGAATGATGGCGAACGGGCAGATCCTCCGGCAGATCACGGTCGACCTCGACAAGCTGGCCGAGAAGGCAGGCGTCACGGTCGCGCAGGCGCGCAATGAATTTGCAAACCGGCTCTCGCTTGAGGTCGTGCGGGGCACGCCGGTGAAGACCGGGAGGCTCAGAGCGTCGTGGTTTCTCTCCCCGACGCTCACCGGGTCTCCCGGCGCTTCTCCCGGCGAGGCGACAGCAGGCGCGCCCGGCGCGACGCTCGCGCGCCTCTCTGGGCAAGCCGGATCTCTCGCGAACCTCGACGGCTCGATCTACCTCCTCAACGGCGCGAACTATGCGATCTTCGTCGAGGCGAAGACCCAGTTCCTCCGCAAGGTTCTTGCGCGATCCTCGGCGATCGCCGCCGACGTCGTGACCGAGATCCGCAACATCAAGGCGACGGGGATCCCATGACCGTTATGAACGACATCCGCGCCGCGCTCGAACAACAGATCGCCAACGTCTCGGGGATCCCGTCCTCGAGTAATCGCGCTTGGGAGAACGTCCGCTTCACGCCGACGACCAACACCGCTTGGGTCCGGATGGCGCTCGTCCCGGTGACGAGCCGACCGGCCGTTCGCGGGCCGAGCCCGCAGATCCGGCACGACGGGAGCTTCCTCGTGACCGCGCATCTCCCCGAGGGCGTGGGCCCAGCGGCAGCGGATGCTCTGGCCGACGCGATCCGCGCGGCGTTCACGGTCGACACCGGGCTCACCTCGGGCGGCGTGACCGTCCGCTTCAATTACGCCGAACGCGGGGTCGCGGTGCTCGATACGCCGTGGTATATCGTCACCGTCTCGATCTCGTGGTATACCTACACCAGCTCATAATAGGAGGGCTCAGAAATGGCTTTTGCACAGGGTTCCAGAACGCAGCTCGCCTATGTGGTCGAGAGCACCTACGGCACGACACCGGGCACCCCGGCAATGGTCGCGCTTCCGTTCAACACTCACTCGCTCGATCTCACCAAGACGCGCGTTCAGTCGGCGGAGATCACCCCCGACCGTATGCCTCGGATCGACCGGCACGGGCAACGCACCGTCTCGGGCGACATCGTCGTCGAGATGCGTCCGGCGGACTATGACTTTCTCCTCGAGGCCGCGCTGTTCGGCGCGTTTTCGACCGACGTCCTCAACACCGGCACGACCGTGAAGTCGTTCACCGCCGAAGACGGCGCGCTCGACATCACGCAATATCGCGCGTTCAGCGGCTGCATGGTCAACACGATGCAGATGTCGATCGCACCGAACCAGATGACGATCGCGACCTTCGGGATCATCGGCAAGAACATGACCCAAAGCACGAGCCCGCTCGACGCGAGCTTGACCGCAGCCTCCGGCAACGAGCCCTTCGACAGCTACTCGGGCGCGATCACGGAAGGCGGGAGCGCGATCGCTTATGTGAACTCGATCGATTTCACGCTTAACAACAACCTGAACCCGTCCTTCGTTCTGGGCGCGACGACGACCCCGCAGATGGAGTTCGGGCAATCGACGCTCGAGGGCACGATGACCGTCTATTACCAAGACAAGGCGTTGATCGATAAGTTCCTCGGCGAGACCGAAAGCTCGCTTCAAATCGTGATGAACGATCGTGTCGCTGGTCTGGATTACACGTTCCTCATGCCTCGGATCAAGATCAACGGCGCGGCCGTTCCGGTGGCAAACCCGCAATCCCGGCTTATTACGATCCCGTTCGTCGCCTTGCGCGACAGCTCGACCGGGACGCAGCTCCGGATCACCCGCACGACCTCCTAATAGGGCATCGCATGGACCTCTACGACCTCACCTTCCGCGACACCTACACCTATCAGATCCTGCACCCGATCACCAAGGAACCCGTCCCGCACGCGGACGGGTCTCCTCAGTGGATCGAGCTCTATGGATCCGACACCCGGCAATATCGCAACGCTCTGGCCGAGGTCGCTCGGCTCGACATCGCCGACCCGACCGAGAAGCTGATCGCGTTCCTCGGTCGGATCACGGCGCGCTGGCATATCGAAGTCGGAGGCGCGACACCGAAGATCGAGGACGCGCCCGAGATCTTCGGGAAGCTCCCGTCGTGGCTGCGCGATGACGTCTTCGCGGCGGCGTCGGACCGCGCCAATTTTTTCGGCGCAGCCTCGGGGAGCTGATCGCGCACGCCGGGGCGGTTTTTCTGCTCGCACAGAAGGACAAGGACGGGATCACGCTGCGCGAGCATTACGAGCAGGCCGCGAAGGCGACGGGGATCCGACCGCCGGAGCTCGACGTCCCGCCCTTGCCGGAGGCGCTGTCCGAGTTCTGGGCCGTTTTTCTCCGCTTGCACCGCGCTCGACAGGCGGACGCGCCGATAGCCTTTTCCGAGGTCTTGGCGTATAGTTCGCTCACGGGGCGGATCTTCACGCCGCTCGAGGTCGATGCGATCTCCGAACTCGATGCTCTATGGCACCAAGAGAGGGCTAAGAAGTGGCAGACATAGTCAATCTCGGCGTCGAGGTCCAAACCAAAGGCGCGGCGCAGTCGGCGCAACAGCTCGGGCAGTTTACCAACGCCACTAAGGGCGCAGCGCGCGCGGCCGACACGCTCGAGGATCAGCTCCGCGCTACGGCGAGCGCGCAGACGCAGGTCGCGAGCACCGCGCGCCCAATGGCGGGCGCGATGGGCAGTATCGGGCAGGCGTTCAAGAGCAACTCCTCCGCGATCCAGAACGCGAGCTTCCAGCTTCAAGACATCATCGTTCAGCTCGAGATGGGCGTCCCCGTGACGCGCACGCTCGGACAGCAGCTTCCGCAGCTCCTCGGGGGCTTTGGCGGGCTCGGGGCTATCGTCGGCGTCGCGGCGGGCGCGTTCTTGTCGTTCTTGCCAATGCTTATGAGCACGACGGCGGACGCGAAGACGCTGCAAGAGACGCTCGACGATCTCTCCGACACGATTGGCTCGATGCGAGACCTATCGCAGGAGATGGCGAGCCTCGAGGGGCTGGCCGATAAATATGGCGAGGTCGACGCGGAGCTGGTGAAGCTCCTCGGGCATATGCGAGACCAGCAGATGTTGGTCGCGCAAAACCAAGCGGCCGACGCCGTCAAAGCGATCGCGGACGAATACCGGGTCGCAAGCTCTGCGGTGAACATCTTTAAGATCACCGGCACCGGCGCGGCTGCGGATGTCGCCGAGGAACTCGGGCTTACGAAGAACGCTTTTCTCGCTCTGCAAGCCGGGATCCGAGAGGCTGAAACAGCGACGACGCTCGAGGATCAGGCGACAGCGGTCGCCAAAATCGCCGACGTTCTATCTCGCGCCACCGGAGCGAACGAAGATCTCGTCGCATCGGCGATCCAGACCGCGCTCAAGCTCCGCGAAGCAGCGGCGGCAGGAAAAGATCTCGAAGACTTGGACATCGCAAGCGGGATGAACGCAGCCGCATCAAGCGCGGCAGAAATGGCGCGGCAACTCGGGATCAGTGTAGAACTCGCTGGGCGTTTAATGGCGGGCGGTTATGCGCGCCCAGCGGGGGTCGTGCTTGACCCAAGAGACCCTCGCTTCAACCCATTGGCCGCAGAAGCAGAGCGCCTTCGCATTGAAGCCGGTAAGACGTCCCCATTTTCTCCCTCATCTTCGACCCGGGGCGCAACTGGCGGAGCAGGAGGCGCATCTAGTGAGCTACAAGCAGCGGCGCGCCTCTACGAGAGCACCCGCACCGAAGCGGAACGCTACGCCGCAGAGCTCGAGAAGGTCGAGGCGCTGTTCGCGGTCGGCGCGATCAACGGCGAAGTATACAGCCGCGCGCTTGAGGATCTGAACGCTAAGTTCGACCCGTTCACGAAGCTGATGATCGGCGTCGCAGATACCATCGAGAACGAACTGAACAACGCCTTCGCATCCGTTCTCAAGGGGACCGCCGATCTCGGAGACGCGCTCCTTTCGTTCGCCTCGAACGTCCTCGCCAAGGTCGCGCAGGATCTGTTCGCCCAGCAATTCGCGGGGCCGATCTCCGCGGGCATCAAGGGGATCTTCTCGGCCAACGGCAACGTCTTCGACGCCGGAGGCGTCACCGCCTTCGCCAAGGGCGGCGTCGTCGGCGGGCCGACGGTCTTCCCGTTCGCCAACGGGATCGGGCTCATGGGCGAGGCCGGGCCGGAGGCGATCATGCCGCTCTCGCGCGGCGCAGACGGCAAGCTGGGCGTCATCGCAAGCGGAGGCGGCGCGCCGAGCATCACGATCAACAATTACAGCGGGCAAGAGGCCACCGCCTCAAGCGACAGCGCCGGGAACATCGTGGTCGAGATCGGGCGCGCGATCGCGCAAGACATCACGTCCGGCGGGCCGAGCTATCGGGCGATCCGCACGACCTTTGGTCTCTCAAACCGCTTGCAGCAGAGGGGTTAAAAGATGGCGATCTGGCCGGGAACACTTCCGCAATACTTCGAGGTCGGCGTGCAGGACACGCGGCAGCAGGGCTTTATCCGCTCACAAACCGACACCGGGCCCTATAAGCAGCGCAAGCGGTTCACCGCGACGGCGCGGTTCCTCTCCGGGACGATGCTGTTCACCGGCACCGAGCGCGCGACGTTCGAGACCTTCTACAAGACGACGATCTCCGAAGGGACGGACGAGTTCGATTTCATCGATCCGGCCGACTTCTCGACGATCTCGGCGCGCTTCGTGCAGCCTCCGACGCTCTCCGCCGTCTCGGGGGGCGACACCGCAGGGACGGCGCAATGGCGGATCGACCTCGCGCTCGAGGTGCTCCCCTAATGCCGCGCACGCTCCCGACAACGGTCATCACAGCGGTCAATTCGCAGACGACGAGCCGCGCGTTTCTCGTGCTCCTCGACGTCTATCACAGCGATATCGGGACGTTCCGCTTCGTGAACAACACCGAGAACGTCACCTCCGACGGGGACACCTACACCGCATATCCCTTCTCGATCACGATCCCACCAGACGATCCGGATCTACAGATCAGGGCGCGCCTCCGCATCTCGCACGTCACGAGCGAGCTCAATGTGCTGCGAACGGTCGCCGGGCAGCGCGAGCGCGCGACAGTCGCGATCAAGGTGATCGACGCAGCCGACCCGGACACCATCTTGCAGTCTATCTCCGGGCTGGTGATGGCCTCGGTCGCCTATAACGCGGATGTGATGGACATCGATCTGACGATCGACAACTTTCTGACGGAGCCCTTCCCAAGTGCAACCTTCTCGCCCGCTACTTTCCCCGGCATCTTCTAACTGGTGGAACGACTATGTCGGTCTTCCGTTCGAATGGAACGGCTCGACGCGCGACGGCGTGTCGTGCTGGGGGCTCGTTTGCATGGTCTACAGCGAGGTCTTCGGTATCCGTCTCCCGCGCTTCAATGAGCTCGAGGAGCAGATCGAGGGCGGCGCAGAGACCGTCGCGGACTTCGCCTCGACGGGGCGCGAGATCCCGCTCGAGCAGGCGCGCTCCGGGGACGTGCTGCATATGTGGGGGGTTCACCGGGGCAAGCGGCGTCCGACCCATTGCGGGATCGTCACCGAGCCGGGTTTCGTTCTTCATGCAGAAGCAGTCGTCGGCTCGTGTATTTCGCGCTATAAGGGGGACAACCGTTTCTTGCAGCGCGTGATCGGAGCTTATCGCCTTGAATGATCTCACCCCATACAGAGAGAGCGCGCTCACCGAATATATCGAGGTGACGCTGGTCCTGAACCCGCTCGCGCAGGGCGACCGGCTCGTCGTGCGCGTCTCGCCTTCCGGCACGCTCGCGGAGCTGATCGAGGCGCTTGTCCCGAACGAGCTCGATCGGGATCATATCAGCGCCTTTCTTGGCGGGGATTATATCGAGCCGCAGCTCTGGTCGAAGATCCGGCCGAAGTCGGGCTCGTCGGTTTTCTTGCGGCTCGTTCCGCAAGACCCTGTCACGATCATCTCGATCCTCGCGTCCGCCGCAGCTCCGACAATCGCGGGAGCGGTCTTGGGAGCCGGCGCGTCGGCCTTCGCTTTGGCGGTCGCTGGGGCCGCGATTTCGATCGCGATCACCTACGCCGCATCAGCTCTATTCGGACCGCGCCAAAGCCAAAACCGCGCCGAGAGCCCGACCTATGCGATCTCCGCAGCGCGCAATAATATTGCGCCGTTCGCTCCGGTCCCGGTCGTGCTCGGCACGCATAAAATGGTCCCGCCTTATGGCGCGACGCCTTACACCGAGGTCGCAGCCAATAACCAATATCTGCGCTTTGTCGTGATCTGGGGCTACGGGCCGGTCTCAGTTTCGCAGATCAAGATCGGCAACACGCCGATCGCGGATTATGAGGACGTCGAAACCGAGCACGATTTCGATGGCTCGGCCACCGAACTCGATCTTTATCCGGCGGATGCTTCGCAAGAGGACCTGTCTCTCCTCCTGACGACCACTTACGACGAGCGCCGCACCGCAGCAAATACGACAGAGATCGGGGTGACGATCACCTTCGCATCCGGGCTTTACTCGATTAATAAAAAGGGCGCGCGGGTCAACGCCTCGGCGACGATCAAGGGGCAGTATAAGCTCGCAAGCTCCGGGACTTGGACCGATTGGTTCGAGACCACCTATACAGACGACACCGCGCAGCCGAAGCGCGTGGCAAAGCGCGTTCGCGGGCTCACTCAGGGAGAGTATGATGTCCGCATCAAACGGACATCGGCAGAGCAGGGCTTGACCAACGACAAGATCGTCGATCGCGCGTTCTGGACAGATCTCAGCTCGTTCAACACTCGGGCGGAGCCGGTGAAGCTCTCCGGCATTGCGAAAAGCGCGTTCCGGATCAAGGCGACCGACCAGCTCAACGGCGTCGTCGATCAGCTCAACGCGGTCGTCTCGCTCAAGATCCCGACGTGGAACGGTTCGGCGTGGACGACCGCGACGAGCGTGACCTCGAACCCGGCCGCGATCTTCCGCTATGTCCTCAAGGGCGCGCCGAACAAGAAGCCCGTCGCGGCCGCGAACATCAACGACGCCGATCTTGGCGCGTGGTATGAGTTCTGCTCGACGAACGGGCTGGCCTTCGATCAGGTCATCGACTTCCAGCTCTCGGTCCGAGATCTCTTGCAGGATGTGGCGAACGCGGGCAAGGCGAGCCCGGCCTATGTCGACGACAAATGGACGGTCATCATCGAGAAGCCGCGAACGACCGTCGTCCAGCACTTCACGCCGCGCAACACTCGCAATTTCTCCGGGCGGATCATCTACAACGAGATCCCGGACGCGCTGCGGATCCGGTTCTTCAACAAGGATCGGGGCTATCGGGAGGACGAGCGCGTCGTCTATGACGACGGGTTCAATGCGAACAACGCGACGACCTTTCAGGTGATCGATCTTCCGGGGCAGACAGATCCGGACAACGTCTACAAGCTCGGGCGGCACTATATCGCCTCGGCGCGCCTCCGGCCGG